AGTTGAAGAACTATTCGGAGGTACCACACTTCTCGAGGGGCTTCTGGCCTCTCGAAGTGAGTACACGCGATTGCCTGATGGTAGGGTAGTGCATTTAGCGAAGTTTGCACCAATGGGGTCAGCAGTCTGCTTCCCCATTGAGGCGCTTTGTTTCTATGCGCTAGCTGTTGCCGTGTTATACACGAAGTATGCGCCCGTGAGGGCGTCATCGAGACAGATCCGCGGTCGCGATGTCGAACTCGCTGAAGAGCGAGCTTGGCGTCGTGCTGCGGAGTCTGTTTACGTGTATGGCGATGATATCATAGTTAGGAGCGAAGACTATGCTCCTATCTTGCAGTGCTTTCCCCTTGTTGGACTTTTGTTCAACATGGATAAGTGCTGTATGGGCGGATTCTTTCGAGAATCCTGCGGGTGCGACGCCTATAAGGGCGTCGAAGTCACACCCATCCGAATGCGGACCCAATGGTCTCATCGTGGTATTAGAGATGCAGGTGAACTAGTATCCTGGGTTGAGTTGTCAAACTCTCTCTGGGATGCTGGTTATTGGTCTACGGCCGAGTCCATTCGAGCTATGGTCGAACACCGTTATGGTGTTCTTCCGTATGTTCGGGAGAAATATAAGTATTCTGACCACTCCGGTCAGTATAAGCTTAATTCTTCCGGCTTGATTGGCTGGTATCGTAGTCACGTGAACGAGTCAAGGATGAATAAGAAGCGTGGATTGAAGGTTAGATTTAACCCTCTTCTCCATCGCCTCGAATATCGTACTTGGATCGTTCGCCCCGTACATAAACAGTACGTGGTGGACGGTTGGAGAGAATGCCTCCGTGTTATCAACACGGGGAGCAAACGTTCCGACACCGGCATCTATGCGCTGCCTCGACGCATTTGTTTACGTAGAGGCTGGGCAGCGGCTTAATCGACCGCTGTGAGATAGGCGCGTGCCTTAGAAAGCACCACCTACCCCGCTACCCGAAAGGTAGTTCAGAAGTTACCGATGATAGCTAAGGATTATCTTATATGATAAAACCCACTACGCACCGGCGCTCTGGTATTCGGCCAGATAGGATGAATGTCCTAGCTGCTCGAATTCGAACAAGATGGTTAGGTGATGTTAGGGGCTTATATGCCGCTAACGTTATCGCCAATATCTTGAGTCGAGGCATGACGGTTCGAGAACTCCACGCTCTCATTCGAGAGACGGCGGATATTATCGATTCGTAAGGCACACCAGCGTGGCTACTCCTGAACGTACATCAAAAGAAACATGGTTGATAATGTTGTTGTATATTTTATATATTACATACATTAC